TAGAGCTCGCGCGCGCCGAGTCGTTCGGCCTTGCCGGTCTCGATCTGATCGGCTTCTTCCGCGCCCGCGGTCCAATCAGCCTGGGCCACCGTGCGCATGACCGCTGGCAGAAGACCCAGCGCCACGATGTCGCGTGCCGGTGCGGACGCGATGTCCTTGGCAGCGACGAAGACGCCCCACACGAGCGGCGCATCAACCTCGTTGGTGTTGAGCTTGCTGTCGCGAGCGATGCCCATGAACGCGACCCTGACGGCCACGTTCGTGGTCTTGAGCGCGGCGTCCAGGTCCCTGGTTTCCACGTCGCGGCGCGGGAACTCCCTCACGTCCACGGGATCAAGGGCCGTGACCAGTGTTGCCGTGATCGCCTTGCGCAGCAGCAAGATCTCGTTGCCGGCAGAGGCCATGCAGAGCCCTTTCGGGGGCGCGTTTCAGCACCGTACGATGGGGACGATGCTGGGGCAGAGACGCCGGCCCGGGTTCGACTATCTGAAGCCCGCTTGCAGGAACGAAAGCTCCACCGCATCGGGGATCATCTCGTTCGTGAGCTTCGGCATGGTCTTCTCGACCGCGTTCGAAAGGAACAGCGTGGGCTTCGTGCCCGGGTGCTGGACTTGCTTGGCGAAGCGAAAGCCGCCCTCGATCGGGAACCGGAGCCACTTGCGGTGCTTCGGCTTGATGACGTGCGGCTTCGTGCCCTTCTCGACCCAGAGCGCGTAGGGCGCGCCGGCCGAGACCGTTGCGCTCAGATCTCCGCCTGCAAACGAGCCGCTCGGGCCGTCAGGCTCGATGGAGTTCGTTAGGACGCTTGAGCGGTCCTCGTAGTCGTGGTTCTGGCGCGCTTCGTTGGCGGCTGCGTCGGCGGCCATGCGGACCGCGACGCGCAGGTTCTTGTCGAGCTTGCCCGGAAGCGCTTTGAAGGTGGCGAGAAGCCCCGTCAGATCGTTGGCTGGCATGGCTACTTCGTGAGCTCGATCGAGATGTCGCAGACCGCACCGGCGCCTCCGCCGCTACCGCGCGTATACGCCGCCATGATCCAGGGACCAGGGACATCGTGGATGATGGCCTGCTTCTGGATCAGGTTGTTGCCCGTGGCGTTCATCCGCGTCATCTCGGTGACGACGTCCGCGTTCTCGATCGGGTAGTACGTGACGCCATCGGCCGAACGATGGAGCGCCCAGGTTCCCACGGGCGTGCTCGTCGGAGCGGCCCCCGAACCGTTGGTGATCAGCGCCGTGAGAACGACGATGTTCTGGCGCTCTTCGCCGATGTTGTAGGGGGCGGAGTTGACGCTTGCGCCAAGGTTGTTGGCGGTCACGATCTTGACCGGCGCGCTTCTGCTCATGCTCGGGCTCCGCTTGCTCAGCCGCGGCTGATTCGAACGCTGATGGACGACGCGCTCACGCCTGCGTTGACGGTCGGCTGTAGCGAATTGAGTTCGTCCGAGAACAGGCTCATGAAGCGCTTGCTCTTGGCGAGGTTCGGGCTGTCGTCGTGGACGGCAGCGCCCATGTAGAGGTCGGCGAGCGCCCGGTAGCAGACGGCCAGCCGCAGCTCGGTCACGTCGAGTAGGTCGCTGTCGAAGATCGGCGGACGGCGGCGTCCGAGCGCCTGCAGGACAATGGCGAGCGCGGTTTCGCGCGCGCGCTTGGCGGTCTTCTGGCCGTCGTCGTCCTGCCAGTCGGGCTCGTCTGGAATGATGTTCTGGAGGTTCGAAGCCCCCATGACGTGATCGGCGAGGTGCGCGTCGGTCGCGACGGTATCGACGTCAATCGCCATCGGGCAGGCCCGGGCGATCGATCTCGAGCTCGTCGGCGATGAAGCGGCGTAGGCGCAGTTCCTTCATCCGCTTGTCAGTGCACCCGAGTTCTGCGGCGAGCGCACGCACCTGGGACTCGGGGAGCGCCTCGATCTCGGCCCATGTGGTGGGCGTGGACGATGCGCTCGAGGGCTCCGCAGGCGCTGGCTCGGTCGGTGCGAACATGGTGTAGGCCTGCCCCGCCACGCGCTCGATGCGTGCAGCGGGGTGGCTGTTGGAGCGCATCCAGCCGAGCGCCTTGTCAGCGCTCGGCTTGTCGCATGGGATGAAGCAGACGTCGTTCCCGTACGCGGCGTGGAGTCGATCGGCGACCCTGTTCAGCACAGGCTCGACGGTCGTTCCGGCCACGAACTTGAAGCCTGCCCCGTCGTTCGAGAACGACGACGAACTGTGCCGCGCGCGGAACAGTCCATCGACGACCCCAGACAAACGGGGCAGTTCGGTGATCGTGAACACGTCTTCTCCTATCCCAGGCCGCTTACGCGGTCTTGAGGCCGGCCATCTTCGCGAGCGCGAGCGGCGACTTGATGCCCAGCGCGCCGTAGAAGCCGACGCGCGTGCGGTCGGCGTCCTTGCCCTCGAGCGTGCCGACCTGCTTGATGTAGAAGCCCATCACGGGCACCGTGCGGGGATCGGCGTCGGCCTGGATCTGCTGGCCGCCGTAGCTGCAGCAGGCGAGGAACACGCCCTCGTCATCGTCGAACGAACCGAGGTACATCGAGGTCGCGTTCGTGGTGGCACCGACGGTCTCGTCGGCGGGGATCCAGTCGTTCACCAGCAGCGGTACGCCGCGGTAGGACGGGACTCGGGTCGTGGTGCCCAGGATGCTGGGGATCTCGGTGTACGCGGGGTCGGTTCCGCCGAGAGCGCGGCATGCGGCGTAGTGCTTCTCGATCAGGGTCGAGGGCATCACGAACGCGAGCCGACTACGGATCTTCACCAGCGACATCAGGCGATCCAGCTTCGCGTAGCTGTAGTCGTCGCCGTCCGTGTTCGTGGCGTTCACGATCATGCTCGGGTCGACGATCTTCTCGAGGCCCTCGAACTCGTTCGTGGTGCTGGCGAAGGTGATGTGCACTTCGCCGTCGGCGGTGGCGCTCGCGACCGTGATGGTCACGCGGATCCACTGGCTCTTGTTATAGCTGTAGAGCGTGTTGGTGCCGTTGCCGGTGAACGCCACGGCGGTGCCGTAGCCCGGGTCGCCGGGCGCGCGGTACTGCCAGAGCGTACCCGCGTGGGTGTACTTGATGGAGCCGGGACCGCGCCGGTCTGAGTCGGTCCACGGGCTGTAGGTCGCGCTCGCGCCGATCGCGGCACCGGGCGAGCCGGCTGCTGGCGAGATCACGTGCGAGGTGATGCGGCTGCCGTTGACGATCTTGTCGGACACGTTGCGCCACGTGGCCTTGACCTTCTTTTGCAGCTGCGTGCCCGCCTGCTGTCCGTCGCTCATCACGTTCGCGAGAGCGTCGATGTCCATGTTGCCCACGACGCGCCGGAACTCGATCGTGGTCTTGTCGTCGGTCCCGGTGCTTTCCTCGGTGGTCGTGCCAGCGTCGCTGATAAACACGCCGCCCGTGGGCAGCGTGCCTTCGCGAGCGAAGCGATACGACTCGCCGTGCACAGGCACCATGGGCAGGATGGACGCCATCTGATCGGTGGTGACCACCGTCTTGACGATGCCCTGCATCACCGGGTGAGTGAGACGCTGCAGCGCCTGGGGTAGGGTCAGTGCCATGATCGATTACTTACCTTTCTCGGCCACGGCGACTTGGTAAGGCCGAGCCACGTTGGAAATCTCAGAGCCCGCGCATGAGCGGGTTCACGGGTTTGGGCGGCTGACTGAGGCCAGCCGCGAAGTTCTCTTCTGCGGACGACTTGAAGACGTCCTGTTGCGTGCCGCCTGCGCTGGGCGAACGACTTCCGCCGCCGGCGGGACGTCCACCGCTCGCGAGGTAGTCGTTGTCCTTGAGGAACGCGGCCGCTGCTTCGGCGGCGTTCTTCCAGAGCGTTCCGGCGTACGAAACGCCGATGATCTTCCCGTCTTCGCCGAGCTCTGGTACGCAGTCTTCGCGGAACAGCTTGATCGCCTTTTCGCGCGCGGGTCCGTATACCTTGGCCACATCGAGCCCCGTGCCGAGGGCGATGGCGATGCGCTCTTCCTTGAGCTGCTTCTCGGCCGTCTCGGCGCGGAGGTTGGCGGACTCGATCTGAGCCTTGGACTCGGACTGAGCGCGCTCGAACGCCTGACGCGCGCGCTCGCCGTTGATGCGGTCGCGCTCTTCCTGCGACTTGCCCGCGAGCTCCTTTTCGTCCTTCAGCGCCTTGAGCTCGGCTTCCACGGTCGCGCGAGCGCGAGCGGACTCGGTCTCGAGCTTTTTCTTCTCGGCCGCCATGCGCACCCCGAAAAGGCGGTCGAACTCGGCCTGCGTAATATCGAGCTTCTTCGGCTCTTCGCCGGGCGGGGGCGTGTTGCCTGCGCCGGGATCTGCACCGGGCTGGCCGGGAGGAGCTCCCGGGTGCGCGCCGCCGCCGCCTCCACCTGCAGCCGGATCGAGGTCCGTGTTCAGCAGGAAGGCTTCGCGCCCGAACAGCGCGCTGGAGATGTTACAGACGTACGGACTTGCGGAATCGACGAAGAGGCGTGTCGCCTTGACGATAGGTTGCATGGATCACCGAACGGCATCGAGGAGGGCGTCCGCGGTCCCAGCGCCTCGACGGTGCGCCAGGGGACGAGAGGTGACGGCGAACGCAGGGAGACGACGCGACCGCGCGCGTTCGAGGCGCGGTGCGTATGGGAGGCGCGCTAGGCGCTTGCTGGCTGGAGGCGGCGCACGATGCCGTGCGCGAGCTGCTGAACCTGCGAGCGCTTGGTGCCGAGCGTTGCGATCAGCGCCTTTGCGTGGGCGCGATGCTCTTCGTCGTCGGCGATCTCAGCGCGTATGCAATCGGTGCAGAGGCAAAGTCGGTAGACGTGCATCAGCTCGCAACAACTTCGATCGTCTGAGCTCCCGCGCGCGCATGTGCGTTGAGCGCGACCTTGATCGCGTTCGCCAGCGTGTCCGCCGTGCCCTGGCTCGTCGCGTCCGCAGTCGAGATCGCAGCGGGCTGGGCCACCTTGCCTTGCCCGCCGATGCCGCGGTGCTTCGTGGCCAGCGCGATGTGCGTGTTGAAGTCGGCCTTGACCTCGTTGAGCACGTTCTGCACTTCAGTCAGGTCCGCAGGCTCTGCGGGGTTCGACGCCCATGCCGCGATCGCGATCGTGTCGGCGCTCGAGTGCGCGTCGGTGTCCGCGCCGTGCGCGGTGAGCGCCTGTGCCAGCGCCTTCGCGAGCGTCTTGGACGTGCCCAGCGAAGACGAGTCCGCCGCCGTCACCAGGTCAGTGGGCACTCCCGCGGCCGTGCGCGACGGCCTGAAGTGCGGCAGGACGCCCATGGCGCCAAGCGCCTGGATCAGCTCGTTGATGACGGTGTGCGAGGCCTCGATGCGCTTCGTCGGTACGTTGGGGGCTTTCAGGGCCATGGGTCGATTCCTCCGCGGGCGTGTGGCCCGAAAACGCAGCGACCCCGGCCGCTGTTTGAAGCGACCAGGGTCGTGTTGGGTTAGATCTTGAAGGCGCTCTACAGCGTCAGCGCCGAAAACGGTGGACTACGGATGACCGGAAGACTTCGCCTCGGCGAGCATCCCCCGCATCTTGTCGATCTCGTCAGACTGGCCTTCGATGATGCCCTTGGCCAGGTCGGTGACGCTGGCGAGACGGTCTCCCGCAGGGAGCTTCAGGTACGCTCGAGACATGTCGAGAGCATCCTGATGGTGCTTGATCATCGCCTCGAGAAAGCCTGCGTTCGGCGTCTTTGAGTCCTGGCCGCCGCCGCCCATCGATCCCATTGCCATCGCTTGCCTCTCAGAGCGCCGGGTACTGTTGAACCATGCTGGCGCGGTCCGCTTTGACAAGCTTCGTCGCGTCGACCTTCGGCCCCATGTCGCGCTCAGGCTTCGGCTTGCCGAGCAAGTTGTGCACCTTGCGGAACTCGGCGTTGTCGCGCGTCATGATGCGCTTGCCTTGCTTGAGCATCCGAGCTCGAGTCGGGCCTGCGATTGCACGCTGTGCGGCCTCAGGCTGGCGCATGAGCCATTCCTCGCCGGTCTCTTTGCGACCACTGAGCCACGGCTTCGGCGGCTCCTCGGTGCCCTTGAGCTTGGCGATCTCACGCTTCTGGTGGTGAGCATCGACGATCGGAGACTGGCTGCAAAGATCGCTTACGTGCCGGCTCGGGATGCGGTCGAGCGGGTAGCCACCAGGGCCGAGTCCGTACAGGTCTTGGTTCGCCAAAACGTCGCACACGTCTCGGTGCCTGTGACTCGGCGACAGGGCCCATCTAACGCCCTTCACCCACTCCTGCTCTTGCCACTGCTTGACCGACTGGTCCCGAAACGCTTCGACGCTCTCGTGCCGCGCCACAACCCGCGCCTGATACCGCGCGCGCTCGAGCACCCAGCGGTTCACGACCTTGTCGACCTGGGCGGGCTTGGCCTTGCGCAGGTCCGCGATCAGCTGCTGAGACGCGCTCCGGAGCGTGAACTCCCCGATCCCGCCCTTCGATCCCTGCCCGAGCCGCGCGACCTGCTTCGTCCAGCGCTTGACCGCGTCCTCGTACAGATTCGGGTCGCCCGGACCTCGAGGGAACCTGGCCGCCTCCTGGAGCTCGCGGACGTAGCGCGGCAGGTGCACCTGAGGCTGGTCTGCGTGCAGCAGTCGTTCGGCTGTGCGCGTCGTCTTCTCGCCGGCGCGGATCGAGGCCTGCAGCACTCGGCTCATGCCTCGAACGGTCTCGCGGTCCTGCGCGTGCAGGCGCTGCGATAGGCTCAATCCGTCGACGGTGGTTCGTCCTCGGATGCGGGCGCCGGCGGTGGCTAGGGCTTCTTCGTCGGTGCGGATGCCGGGACGAAAGGGCGCGCGCCTTCGACGGCCGCCTCCTTGCCGAAGATGGCGTCGAACGTCTCCTGGGGCAGCACGCGGGCTTCGCGCGCGGCGCCGATGATGGCTTCCTCGATGATCTGCCGGCGGGCGGCGCTGGTCTTCGAAAAGTGCTTCTCGAGCACCTCGCGCACCTGGGCCGTCGTGTAGCCGATCGCGCGCAGGTCGGCGCGGATGCCGTCGGCGATGGTGTCGAAGGTCGCGGCGAGCTGCTGGTCGTGTTGGAAGATGGCGCGCAGCGCGCGGTCGCGGACCAGGTCGGAGATGCTCTTAGCGGCTGCCTGGGCCTCGTCGAACTTCGACTTGGCCATCAGCCGTCGCTCTTCTTCTCGGTGCCGCGCTGGGCGGCCTGGCGCTTCTCGACGCTCTTGGAGACGGGCCTCGCTGCGGGGGGCTCTTCGCCCACTGCCGCCTCGCGGTCCATCAACTTGACGGCGTCCGTTGCGGCGGCGTCCGGCTTCGCGGCGAGTTCGGCGTGTGCACGAGAGAGCCCCTCGAGCTCGGCCTTGATCTTCGTCTCGACGCTTGTTGCCGCGGGCTCGCTGCCGGCGAGCGCTTCCTCATGAAGCCGGCGCTCCTTGGCCGGGCTGTTGCCCTGCGCGACGCGCCGCAGCGCTTCCGGAAGCTCGGCCAGCGCCTTCTCGGCGTCGTCGAACACGCCCAGGATGCCCCAGATCTCGATCTGCCCGGCGATGGCGTACTTCCCTGGCGCGCAGTCGCCGCCGTATGCCGGCACGCTGTGCAGCGAGCCCGTCGCAGACCGGAACGTCACGACATCGGGGCCGGCCGCGGCCACGCAGCCAAGGATGACGCGCGCGCCTTCGATGCTGCCGCCGTGGCTGGGATTGTCGAGGTTCACGTATCTCATTTAGGCCGCCTTGTCCTCTTCGGGGTCGTCCTCTGTGCTACCAGGATCCTGGCCGGTCGCAACGGCCCCGGCCTTGAGCGCAGCCCGGCGGGTCTCGCGCTCCATGGCGTCGTCCTGCTCGCCCTGCTTGGCGAGCTCGTCGAGCTCTTCGCCGATGAGCTCCTGCTTGTCCATGGGCAGGTTCGGGAGCAGGCGCCGAGCGGCTCGCTGGCGGAGCTCGCGATCTGCCGTGGGCCCGAGCCCGAGCCCGAGCGCGAGCAGCGTGTTCTCGATGTCCACGGCGAGATCCTCGAGCGAGAAGTCGGTCGGGGACGTGACGGTGATCTCTTCTGCCTTCGGCGCGTCGAGCATGTCGCCCACGAGCCGTAGCGATTTCTGTTCGGCGCGCGCGAAACCAGCGGCCAAGTCTGCCAATCGGCGGTTGGTTTGCTCGAACTGGTAGGCGCGCGCGACGCCGCTGGTCTGCACCGTGGGCGCGTCGTACTCGATGCGCATCGTGCGGTACATCGCCTTCTCGGAGGCGGTCATGCGGTTCTCGAGCGTCTCTGCGACGCCCGCTGGTGGCGCGACGTAGTGCAGCCCCATCTGCGACTGCATCGGGATCTTGATGGCGCTGCCGCTGCCTCCCAAGATCTCGCCGATCGGGATCGCCATGTCCTGGACGGGGATGCCCAGCGTCGCGAACACCTGACCACGGATGTGGTCGTCGGTCTCGCTCTCGAGGTTGAAGTAGCGCCGGTTGGCGATCGCCAGGTCTCCGACGATGGACAGCCCGCGCACTTTGTCATCGGGCGTGGGTTTGCCGCGGAAGATGACGAGCGGGACGCATCCGGCGTCGTGGGCGCGCTCTTCTGGCTGCGAAAGCGTCTCGTTACTCTTCTCGTCGATCGTCACCACGTACACGACAACGCGGTCGCGGTACCAGATGGCGTAGCGCTCCTCGCGCTTGCACTCGCCCAGCAGGTCCTCGCGCACCACGTGGTCGGTGCGGATCTTGACCGCGGTAAAGTCGCCGTCTTTGTCGTGGGACCAGTCGAGCAGATTGATCGGAAAGAGCGGGATCGCGCTGACGCTGACACCGAGCTCCCGACGACGGGCCAGGCTTATTGGAGCACCCGGCTCCGCCTCATGTTCATCGGGCCAGTCGTAGAGCACCGGGCAGTAGCCGAGGTGGGCAGCACGTGGCCGAACGGTCTCGCGCTGCATCACGTCCCAGGTCGTGCCCTTGCCGTCGACGTTCTCCTGCCACTCCTTGACCACGTCCGGCACCGCGTCGCGATGCATCTCTGACTTGTTCACGTAGGAGACAATGAGCTCGAGCAGCGGGCCCACGAAGTTGGTGTAATGCCCGACGTCGATGCGCTTGCTGAACTTGTCGCGGTCTTCCCGCGGGAACTGATCGAGGTACGTCTCGCGATTGTCGATCACGCCGAACTGCGTTGGCAGCTGCGTCGCGATCCGCGTGTACGCCTCCGCCGCCCAGCCGAGGTGACTGATCGCCGTCGGCCCGAACTTGCCCTTGTAGCCGCCCGTCCCGTAGGCCGAGTCCAGCAGGAACTTGTGCCAGGCCGCTTCCTCCGTGTAGTCGGAGCGCGTCCGGCGCAAGCGCTGGATCAGGTCGTCTGCAGCAGCCATTCTTAGTACCCCGGGAGGTGCACGCGCTGCAGCTCTTGCGCGGGCTGGCTACGCACTTGGAAGGCGATGCACCAGCTCACCCAGCGATCGTCTTTCGCGCCGTCCTTGGTGCCCTTGGCGCGCGCCTCAACCTTGCCCTTGTCGTTGCGTACCAGCGTCTTGCACTCGCTTGCCGTGGCACGGTCGGGCGTCCAGAAGGACTTCTCGCGAATGGCCGCGCCGAGGTCGTCGATCATCACCGGGCGCGACGCCGCGTCCGTGAGCCAGCCGGGCTTGCCGTCGCGTGCGTAGTAGAGCCGCGTGTAGTGCGCCTCGTGCTGGATGGCGCGCAGGGCCGCGTGACCGTGGTTGTTGCGCTCGGGTGCGAGCATCGCGCGGTTGTAGAGGGTGCCGATCTCGGTGAGCGCCAGGCCGAAGTCGCCGGGCTCGATGGAATCTGACCAGAAGGTTGCGACCGTGCGGCCTGAGCGCTTCTCGATGACGGTGGCCGAGCTGGCGTCGTGGCCGGTGCCCTCTGCCACGTCGCCGCCGACTACGTAGTCGAGGCCTTTGCTGGGATTCTCGTAGATCGCGAGATCGCCGAAGCGGCGGCCCTCGCGCATCAGGGGGTGGTGGCGCTGGGGTTCGGTGACGCGTTCGAAGAGGTCGTCGATGACCTCGGGGTCGAAGTATTGGCGTTCCGCGACACGGAAGCAGCTGTCGACGTCGACCGGATACTCTTGCAGCGACTTGTCGAGCCCGTTTTCGACCACCTTCGATCGCCACCAAGCGATCTGCTGGTCCGTGCAGCCATCCGCGCGGAACCGGCGCTCCCACTTGTCGCGCGGCGTCGGATCGAAGTCCGCCAGCGGAACCGTCCGATACGACTTGTGATCGTACCAGCGGAAGAAGTGCAGCTTGTACCGGCCAACGCCCTGCGTGGCCTTTTGGATCATCTCGTAGAAGAGCCCGCTCGCGCCGTTGGGCGTGGACTCGATGACGATCTCGGTGCTCTCCGATGTGGACGCTGAAATCGCGTTCCACGTGTCCTCCGCGCGGCCCCAGAACGCGATCTCTGTGGCGTGCAGCCGGTGAATCGTGCCGGATCGGCCCTTCTTCTCGGCCGCCGCTTCGGTCGAGCCGGCCTCTACGATGCGCACCGCAGAGCCAGTATCGCGAAACACTAGCTCGGTCTTTGTGCTGTACCGCGTCGCAGGAAGCAGCCCACGCTTCTTCAGGCACTCGGCCATCACGCGCAGGTTCAGGAACAGCTGATCCTTGATCTCGCTGTCGTGCACCACCACGAGCACGTTCACGCCGCGGTTGACCACTGCGAACTGCAGGTCTCGGGCGAGCTCGAGCGTGGAGAATCCGATCTGGCGCGGCTTGAGCACCAGGTCGAGCCCGGTGCGGTTGCGCTGGAAGGCCTTCTGCTCCGCGTTCCAACGCTCGTAGTTGAACTGGATCGAGCCGCCTTTTTTGGGGTCCTTGTGCTTGATCTCGACCAACGCACCGAACGTGGTGATGTCGGACAGGCAGTCAGCGACTTGCTCGGCGAAGGATCGGTCGGCCGCTCGCTCGGCGGCACGCCGAAGCGTCCGCGGTCGGAGCGTTCTCGCAACCGCGCCCATGCGTCAGTCCTCGTCGGTCTCCGCCTCGTCGCGCTTCTGCCGGGCTGCCAGGATGCCGAGCACCTCGCCCAGCACCGCCTCGCCCTCGCCAGCCGGGGCGTCCCCGGCCGTGATGTCGTGGAGCGTCTTGGCAGCCCTCGTGCCGGCCTGCACCAGCGTCGAGACGGCGCCAGCGGCCCGGTTGAGCTTGCGCTCTTTGGCTTCCGGGTCCGGCTCCTTGTTGACGCTGTCGAGCGTCCGCTGGACCAGCCCGCCGATCTCGAGCACCCACGTCTTGAGGGACTGGGTGACCAGCGGCACGGCGTCGTGCGCCTGCTCGGCTGCCACGTTGCGGGCTACCTCTCGGCGCTCGCCGGCCTCCTCGTTCAGGAACCGGCCCACTGCGGTGTAGGCGATGTCGTTGCCGCGCTTCTTCAGCTCGGCGGCAATCTCGCGGTACCCGAGGCCATCGGCGGCCAGCTTGCGGACGACGCCCTCGAGCCCCGCCGATCGAATCTTGTTCGGCCTACCGCCCATCGAACTACCCGTTTCGCGCGTTTCGGTTCTGATTCGAAACAGCGCCCTCCACGACTACTACTCGCGCGCGTGTCTAAGGCGATTTCGCCCAGGAAATGGCGTTTCGAAACGCCCGCCTCATTTTGCTTTGAGCGTCGGCTTCAGCGCTTCGGAATCACGAGCCTGAGCGCCGGGTTCTTGGCTCTCCAAGAGTCGGCGCCGGATGCCCTCAGCGTCTCCGCCACGCTGTCGACCAGCGCGCGGTCGCAGCAGACCTCTTTCGCGATGTCGTGCGGCCTCATCCTTGAGCGCACCCGCTGCTCGATGGAGAATTCAACGCTACCGGGCTCGTACGCAGCCGGGTTGGCAGCGTCGAGCTTTCGTCGCCGCTCCGCATTGGCCATCGTGGCCATTTCCCGATCGACCCTGCCGCCACCAGCGTCCATGTTGAACAGGTCGCCGAGGGCCCGGTAGTACGCGATCCAGCGCTTCTCGAGCCGATCGATGAGCAGCCTGGAAGTTGTGTCTACCACCGCGAAAAGCGGCAGCTTGCCTACCGTGTGAAGCTCGACCTTCCAGTACGCCATGGGCCATGTCAGCGCGCCGCCGGGCCCATGATGCTGAACTCGCCGGTGCCTCCAGTTGGAGGTCTGCCCGACGTACCGAACCGTGCTGTCGCGCGGGTCGACCAAGACGTAGACGGCGAATTGCATTCGCGCCTGAGCGCGCTCGAAGCCAAGCCCCGGAAACAGCCTGTCGTACGTCTGGTAGGCCAACTCGTTCTCACCGGCGCGAAGATTGCGGTCTTGACAGGAAACCCGAGACCGACGAATTCAGCTATCTCCGACAACGGCAGGAGCAAGCGCTTGCCCTCCTGCCCTGCGGGGCGAGAGTCGCTACGCTCCCACCAAGCGAGCGCTCTGCTCTGCTGCTTCGCGCCCCCGGTTTCCCGTCACGCGCGATTCGTGCAGCTTGTGCTTACGGTGCGGTTTTCCCCCGACCACTGCAATACGGTTTCCGACTGCTTCCGGCGGATTTCTGGAGCGTTTGAGCAAACCTGGAGCGATTGGAAGCCTATGCGGCGCGAGCGCGACGCAGGATGCGCGGCTTCATCGCCTCGCGCAGCGCTGACACGTCGGTTTCTGGGATGAGCGTCTTGCTGCCCCGGAAGCGCTCCGCGTTCGGAAACGCCCCTTGCTCCAGCCAGCGGCGGATCGTGTTTGCTCCACGCCCAAGCCGCTTGGCAACCTCAGGAATCGAGAACATCTTCGAGTCCACCTCTCTACCTCCGTGCCTCCCAAGATTCGCTACGAATGGCTTGTGTGGCAATCTTGGCGCGCTCTGACACGCTCCAAACGCTCCACTCGTTCCATGTTTCGCCAGTCCAGGTCTTGTGGACCCATGTTCGCGCGTGCT